CTTGGGTTGTTTTGGGGCTCCCACAAAGTTAGTGCGTGATGCCACAACGATAGCTTTAACCCCTCTTTTCTGTCTCTGTTTGGGGGGATTTCTTTTAGACCTGTTTCTTTTAGGAGGCCCTTCACCGGGATAACCGAGTGTGGAGTTGAAGTTCGTGGATGGCTTCACTAACTTCGGTTTTGGGCCGGGCTTCCTAGGGCTTGAATTGGGTGCATTCTCGATGTCCAATGGCAAGCTTTCGTGTGTGGGTCGTCTGAAGTTACGGTGGTAAGTCTTGTCGAGGTAACGTTTACGACCGTCCTTGTAGGTCTTGAAGTCGCTAGCGGCTAGATCGGCCATGTGTGAATTGACCGAACCGCCATGAGCGATCGCGGCCATTACAGCACGTGCTAGGAGAGCACTGTTTCCCTCTTCATCGGCAGGAACTGGTTCGGGGTAAGTACCAATGTAGTTCTTGGTTCCGGTGATACTGGGGTAAGAGTGTCTGTCATTCTCTGAGTCAGGGGCTACACCGATAGGAGTGGGATCCTTCGGGTGCACCTCGGTAACACGCTGTAGATCACCATTGTCGGATGAGCCGGCGAGGTAATGTTCGACGTCTCCAAGCAATGATTGCGTGTTTTGTTTCTTCGTGGTTTTAGGTACACCGAGTTGCTGGTTTTGATCTCTCAGCATCTTAGCATATTCAGGAGTGTACGTCTCAGGTTTTCCCGGGACGTTGCTCTTTGCACGGTAATGTCTTTGGTCTCTCAGCGTTTGGAGAGTCTCTTGGGCGCGTTGTAGGCCAACGCCCAGAGCCTCAGTCTTCATCATCCTCCGTTGGTTAGAGGTGAGAGGTTTGGGCACAAAGTCCCCGGTTGTCAAGACTTTAAGTTTAGACAACGTTGGGGCCGCTTTGCGAGATGTTCTGTTTGCTGGCATATCTGTCAAGATGCTGAGCAAGTTAGGGTAGGTGGGGTAATAATTGTGTCCAACGTTTGGATGGTTGGACAATTTCCTCAATGCAACAAATAGTACGACAAACATCGTTCCAAACAACATGAATTGCTCTTGAGGTCTCGGGGGAGAAAAGTCGGCAACAACCCGGTGGTTGAGCAGTGGTACGGTTAGCACTGTGACCGTATAACCGACAATAAATTGGTATGCTGAACGCCATATTGTGGCGACAGGTTTGGACATCAAACCAAGCGTTAAGCACACGTTTAATACAACACCAGCAATTACGATGGCACAAATGATTGCCGCAACATAATACCATTCTGGACATTTAGTTTCGTCCTCGCTATTGGAGTAGTTAGCAGCCCAAACCTGTCCCTTCGTTAATGGTAACATGGCGGTAGCGGTTGCTGCAACCTTCCAACCCGGTTTGGTGGTGGCGCCTCTCCAATTTGAAGACCTGGACGCACGTTTGGAATCGCGCGATCCGTGGAAATTGGAAGCTCTGGACGTACGTTTGAAGTTGTCGCGACCATGAGTATGCTGTCCTGGTTTGGCGTCACGTTGCTTGGCAACGACTGCTTCAGACCTCCTAACTCGGTATTTTCCGGTTTTGACGTGTTGGCGTGGGGGACCAGCAACCTTCTTGAATATGGAATTAGTCTCTGATGATGCCATGGTGGCTATTCTTTCCCCACACTCAGGATCATCAAAGAACTCTGGGTTGTCCTTCAAATATGCGTCTAAGTCTCTTTCGTCTACCTGAAAATAGGGTTCTTTTGATTCCTCTTCTCTCTTGCCTTCCAGATCACAGTCATCACTGTCGGCCTCACTGATGGTCATGTTGCCGAACAACTCGTTCATGGGTTGGCGTAAGGGCCCTTTGGTGGGCTTAGCATGACATGGCCACGCGGGGTCCATCCAAGGACTAGACGTGAATGGATTGATTATGGGAGCTGGGGCCGTTGGTAAAACAGGTGGTGGAGGTGGGGGGGCGGGCGGATGGAATATGTCTCCGTCACATTCAGTTCTCAGTTTCACTTCAGGGTCGTTGACTTCCTGGAACGATCGACCAGCAAGTATTTCGTTGATGCTGGCGCAAGAGTCTATCCAAGAGTTGAAACCATCAATGTCAAATGCAGGTAGTGATAGCATCGCATAAGGTTCCATCCAGCCGTTGTTTTCGTTAGGATATTGGTTTTCTATTTCCTTGTTGAGCGACCAGATACGGAGGTAGTCAGTGGTCGGGTAATTCTCTGACATGGCCATAACCTTTGTAACTAGAGGTCCGATAATAGGCGTGTGCTTGTCTGAGAGGAAGTAGGCACGACATTTCTCAATTAGTTTCATCCTAGGCGTCACGTTTGCCGGTAGCTTCGTGGTAGCATGGAATTTTGCTAGTTGTCTGGGAAGATCACAACAGGATGTCTTGTTGCCCCACCACACATCAGGTGAATATATTCTAGCGAGAAATTTTATTCCAAACTCGCCGCGTTCAATGCGGTCACAATCGAGCTGTTGCCCAACACTGGACGCGGCTTTACGGTAAATGACAGGATCAACTTCAGCTGTCAGTCCGTCGTCACCACCGTAGATTCCCAACATTTTGAACGCTTCGGGAGCTTCTATAAACACACCATCAACCTTGGACATACGCAGTGCTAGGAAGGCAACGTAAGCGTTACAGAGTGTGTTGAATGTAGAGGTTTCTGGTGAGCCGGAGGCTCTCGAAGAGCCAGTTTCATACTTTACTCCAAAAGTGGTGTATCCTTTCAGCTGGTACTGTGATCTTAGTAGATCTAACAGTTCAGCATGATAATTGCTATGGAAAGCACGGAGTATTAATATTCGTTCTAGGTCTCTCAAAAAGTTGGACACCCGTCCGTCAAATCTACTAAAGTCTGTGTTGCAGGCGAACGTAGCTGTTTCTAATAGTTCAGAAACACGTTCGGCAACCTCAAGGGGTGTCCTGGAGAAGGCATACCAAGGTTGCTTGGCTATGACGCGCGAAAAGGCGTACATATAAGCTGAATATGCCAACTTGTCTGGACCATTAATGGTGGATATGACTCGGGGTGTGTTTGCGGTTGAGTAAGCTTCCCGCTTAATGAAAGATTTAACAATGCGTTTGATGGACTCTCCCGAACTAGCGAGGTTAAGGATCGATCGTTGGGTAGGTCTGCATTGTTTCAGGTATACGTAGTCCTCAGTTTCAGGGTGTAACATGTGTTCAACTGGAATTAATAACCTAGCAAATTCATGGATCGTTCGAACCATAAATTGCGTTGGGGTGATTGTGCTAGGTTTGATGTCGGTGATGCGCCCTTTAACCGCTGCTTCTTCGTTTCCGGCACATATAGACGGGGAGAAACAATCCGGTAGTAAAGGTGGCATGAACGCGGTTAGAGAGGGTTTGGCTGACATGTCCGGGTACGCGGACACGATTTGGTAGCTCCTGACCCCCATGTCCACGGGGTACACGAAAGCTGGTTTGTCCCCTGTTTGGAGTCTATGGTATTCAGTTAGTGTGGCTGCCCCAGGAGTGTCATCACCGATCAAGCCCTTAACTTGTGACATCGATAAGGGTATCTTAGTTATCCTTGCAATTGCGGCGATGGTGCTGTCGATAGCCGCGGTAGTCAAGGATGTATTGTATTGGTCAACGTTTCCAGTGGAAACGTATAACCCTTCTTTCGTCTGGATGAATAAACGCAAATGTGCACCATAGGCGAGCCTCAGACGTTGAAGCGTCGATGACTCAAGTTGTTGTGCAATGTATGCCGGGATCCACGTCCAACGTCTGACAGGGGTCAGCGTGACGAGAAACCGGTGTGGGGCAATACGGCGTCTATCCACCAGGTATACGGAGGTTGCAAAGAACGGTTTACAACCTTCCCAGTATAAGCGGGTCATGGCAATGTTATCGGAGCCATAATCCCATAGCTGGTGTCTGTACTCAGCTCCTCCACTAACAGTATACTTTACATAAGATGCGCGATCGAACGTGAAAGCGTATCCTTCTGACTGGCCGGCCACCGATTCTGGACAGAAAGTATAAATGAGAGTGGGCAT